GGCCAGCCCGCTGAAGGTGGCTGCAGCTTGGTTGGGTATTTCGTCGACGTTGTAGGCTGCTGTTTTGTACCATGAGCCGGACACGGCGTTGATCAGCGCTGGGCATATTGGTTGAGTAGGCATCCTTCCGTTACTGAACATGTTGTATTGGAGGAATTCACCGCACTCCTGCGACAGCATTATTTTCTTATACTGCAGCGCATGTCCTTGCTCTGCGAGTTCCAAGACGTAGCTGACAGCAGTGGACCAGTCCAATCCTATAATGATTTCGTCGTCACCACAACATCTGAAGAATGCTTTCTCCACGCGTTGGCCGGTTGGTCCAAGAGCATTGATGGCTAGCTGGGAATAGACCGTGTGCAGTATCGTGTTGTCCCTAGCCGTGTCTCTTTCGCCGCTCGACAGGCCGCGCATGACCTTCCTTCCATCTATAGTGTGGTTGTAGTGAGCCTCAGCCATCCAAGCAGCGGCTTTTGAAGCCATCAGCTGGCCCTTTGCGGCATAGATCCTGCTGATCTGTGAAGACAGCTCTGCCCTGAATGACACTTGATGGGTGAGGTTGAAGTCGCTGTAATCCACGCATAGCGTGTAGGTGCCACCGCTATTCTTCTGCGCGTTGACAGTTTCCTGCACGTCAGTTGGCCGCTGCCGCATGACTGCTCCTCGCTGTGTGTAGCCTTTCTCGATGCCTGCTGAAGCGTATGAGGCCACTAGATAGGCTGTGTCGTCAGCCGCCCTCAGTGGTCTGCGCTTGAGCCCGGGCTCGTTCTTGGTGGCGCAGCGCGACACTATGCCAGGCTCCTCGGCCAGCAGAGTCGTGAGGTCCATCGGCCTCCCGCTCCAGCGGGCTTTCTTGGATATGGGCCAGCCATATTCGTATGCATCACGCAGCAGCTGCTCTGCCTCATCATGCTTCGCAGAGTTTTTAATGGAAGTCGTGCCGGTTGGCAGCCATAGTGCTCTGGTAGCTGCCCATTTGTCGGCTGGCTGGTCCCTGGCTGGCAGTTCGGGCTTCATGGCCGCTTCCAGCTCAGTCCTCAGCACCCGTGTGAACTGTTGCCGCCAAACAGCACCTGGCCATGGCGTGCCGACCCCATAAGTGTGTGCATTCTTGATCGTGCACCTGGACTCAACTTCTGCAGCAACGTCGTGGGGTCTAAGGTCACGCCCAAGAAGTGTTTTTAGACGTGCTACCAGCACATGCGTCCCAAGCTGCCCTCCATCGAGCCTGCCAGTGCGTCGGGCCATCTGCTCCAGCTCCAGCAGGCCTGACTCCGTCCAGTTGTCCATCGGTTCGGACAGCAGCCTGCAGGCTATGGGGTGATGGCCTTTCTGGCTCATCGTGCGGCCCCAAAGCATGGCAGCACTGACGCAGTATTCGGGTTGCGTAGCCTGCGTCTGCAGCCACGCAACCTCACACTTATGCAACGGTGCTATTGCGTTGAGCACTGACAGTATGGACACCCGCATCCTCCCGATGAAACCGGCCGGGGCCTGCTGGAAACCTTGCGCATGACTGGTGGTGACCTCAACCCACATATCCCGCATGTCATCCTGGCCGGGTTGCAGCGGCCATGCTCTGCAGTAGTTGGCAGGAGAGGCGTACCAGGCAGCCCATTCACGTGCCGACGAGTGTTTTTGCCAGGCAGCTGCCCCAGCAAGGCCTGGCCCAGCCATGAGCTGGACCTTTGTTGAGCAGCATTTGGGCAGCTGCATGATCAGATGGACCCGACCGCTTCTAGTTGCAGAACGGCCGAAGCACGCTCTGCATAGGGCGGGTCTGACATACGGCCAGCGCCAGGAGTCTGCAAGCCGCTCTCCACCACATCTGTGGCTTGTCGCGGCTCGTCGGGGACCTGCACATCGTTGGGCTGCTCTAGCAGCCTCCTGCCTCGTATCATGAGTGCCTCGTTGATGGATTCAGTGGCTATGTCTGCCCCTGCCCTATAACTGGGCAGTATGGCGCCGCCCGAGAGCGTCGGGATGGCAGCTGCCAGCCAGGTAAGGGCGTGTTCATCGTCCTTGAGCGCGTCTGGAACTGCCCACTCCTGTC